AGTTCGCCTTTCAATTCTTCAGGCATACACGATATAGGTTAATACTGTTGCGAAAACGAACGACGGTATAAATCTAGGGTAAATCTTGTCACCTTTCTTGAATCCTACGGCAAAAAAGAATGTTGCCACCAGATACGAGAGAATCCAAGTGACCGCAATCATCGTCCTTTGTACCCTGGACTTTTCTTACGTGTAGATCGTGATGCGCGACCCTGCGCCGCAGCCCTACTTCGCGCCCCTGATCCTGTGAAGCATGTTCCCGACTTGCCCCACTTGAAGCCTGACTTCCCACTTTTTGAACATGTGACTACTGGCATACTAATCTCTTTTACCCATTGACTTATTCGTGTCCGGAACGATGTCCATGCCGCCCGTTCGCGCTGTCGGCTTCTTCTTTGGCTCTGGTTCGTCGTTGTTTTCGGACTTGACTACGGCTCGTTTCAGTATCTTAATTGAAGGCTCATCAAACGTGGAGGCATCAAACTCACCCCCCTCTTTAGTAACTCCCTGTGGTTTTATCGTGATGCGGTCGCATCCGTGAATCCAGCGAGTGCGCCCTATCGCGATACCCTTGAAAAGTGTTACCTCGTCCTGCACCAAGTCCCCTAGTTGTATCGGTTTTGCCATACGTTTTTGGTTATTCTTTTTTCAGTTCGTCGATCTTTTCCATTGCGATACCGATAATGTCGTCTTTGAAGTCCATGCCCAATTTATCTGATTCGCGTGTCTGTTGTGTCAGCACTTCGACCTCCTCAACTGTTTTGCATTTTTTGATTGCTGTTGCAATCATGTCGCCCAATTCCTGCTCAGTTGTTGCGACGGGCTTCTCCTTTATTTTAGCAGAAGATTGCAGGTACTCCGATACTGGTTTATCCAATTGCTTCACGTTATCGAGCAACAATTCCATCATCTTCAGTGCGACAGCTTGCGGGATTAGCTTGCGCTGCGCGTTGCGTTGCGCCTTTGAGAGTGCTTTTTCAACCGCAAACGTATTTTTGTATCGTCCCTTTCTTCCAACTTTGTAGTATGGCTCAAACTTGCCTCCCCAATAGCCTTCGCCCGTAAGCATATTCTCGGCGTACACCCATACCTCAAATCCTTTCTCGCCTTCACGTTCGACTTCGCCTTTTTCTAGATACTGCGGATTAACACGAATCTTGTAGCCCGAATCTTTGCGACGGCTCAACATACGCACAACCTCGTCAACTCCCTGGACGGTAAGACCGCGCACGGGGTTTCCATCCTGCTTAAATTCGTAAACGAAACTCGGTATGACCGATCCAAGAATCCCTTCCTCAATGAGCTTATCGTCGGCCATTTCCTGCGCGATGATGAACTGCATGTCTGGCGAAATTGGACTGACAACTGTGATCGTCCTCGGCTTGCGCCGTTTCGTAACTTTGCGCTTTTTCTTCCCTTTTAGGGGCTTCTTTGTAGATTTCTTGTTTGAAACGGCCTTAACTGCCTTCTTTTTGGACGTTTTAGGTGTTTTCTTTTTGGGTGCTTTTTTGGTGGCTGCCATTGTATTAGTTTATTTTTTCGTACTATACATTAAATCTTCTTAGTGACAAGACTTACCGTCGTATCCCGTTCGTCCCAATGCAGTTCCAACAGGGGCTCATGCACTTCTGGCGGCATAAACGGCTCGTCTGGATTCGCTTTGAAATATAACTCTCCCAATACGATCGCTTCCTCAACTACTTTCACTGGCGGGTACTTCTCCTTCAAGTGACTTCGAGTGAACCACCTGAAACTGAAACGACCCATTTCTTTCTCTGAGCGTTCCCGTGGAGAGAGCTTCAGCATCGCGATCCTATTCTCCGCATCCTCGCGTGCGTACCTTGCAACAGGGTCATCCATTTCAGTGCGTACAGGATCGAGATCAACACCGACAATTTCACCGAATGCTCCCGCCCAGTCGCCGAGATCAACCTTTGCGTCATCCGGCGCTTTGGGTACGTCATCAGTACCAAGCCAACGCTCCTTCACCTTTACGGCGCGATCGTTTGTCATTTCGATTCCTGCGCGTCTGCGCTTCACGTATACTTTTGCCATGCTCAAATCTTTTCTACAGTTGCTTTTTTGACTTCAGGCATTTCGTCATCCCATCGTTCCTGATTCAACCATGTCGCCCCGTGAGGTATAAACTTCGTGCCGTGTTCTGTCCATTGCTCTGATTTCTTCTGCACTTCGAGCGCGGTAAGGATCTTCTGCAACAGTTCTTGTGTCAGCTTCAGCTTGTCCCACGATCGGCGGGCGTTTTTCTTGCTCGTTTTGCGTGGGTACGCTTTCCAGAAAATATCAAATGCTTCATCCTTTCTTTTCTGTTCTATACTGTTCTTCTCTATTCTAGCGTTACTTCCGTTACTTGTCGCGTTACGCTTGTCCCTGAGTTTCTGTTGTCTTTCAGCGTTTGTCAAGTTAGTAGCTTGTCGTTTTGCGAAATTTACTACAAGGATTTCACCCCCATTGTCTTCATCGACTTCAATCAAGTTGAGTGAAGCGAACTTGTCGAGCACGCCATCCAGGGCATCCCAATCGTCGCCGTTCGGCTCCGCTCCGGTCATCACTTTCAACCTACCCTCTGTGAAGAATTTTATGCGCCCGTCATCCGTTTGTGACGCAAGGCACAGTAAAACAACAAATGCCGCCTTCTCCACAGGAGTCAGCAACATTATCTTCGGGTCTGTCATCCAGTCTTGCCCGTAGAACTTGAACCAATGCGACATAAGTAACTGTTTAGGTATAATTATAGTTTAGCAAAAAAGTAAGATATGTCAATGTCTCATCGGATTATTTAAGGATTTTTCCCGCTTCAATCTCGTCCCCTGAAATGAAAGCATCAGACTCGCTCCAACATGCGTATGTCCCCCAATCAGACTCAGGCGTTCCCCAGTGTGTAGATCCTTCATTCGCCAACAGCCAAGCTCCCGCCATAGCGTTACACTCTGCATCGAACACTCTACTGAACCCCGTACAACTGGCAACTGGTTCGCCAAGTACACCCATCTGTCGGATCGTTTCTTCCCATCGTGACGGTATGAATTGATACAGGCCCATCCCCGCATCGCATCCGTACTGCTCATTACATATTCCAGCTTCAAATTCTGATTCACATTCGACGATCGCAAGAGCGAGAGATACGTTTGCGCCGTATTTCACCGCATATTCCGCCACAAGAGCGTCATTAAGTTTGATTACCTCATTTTCAACTACCGGACACGCCGAAATCTCATCATTTAGGCAGTTCTCTCGCACCGTCTGTGATGTTTCTTCAATAGTTGGGGTAATGTATACAAATGCCGCGAAAACGCCTGTGCAGGCGATTGTGAGGATCAAAAATGTGAAGAAACTGGCTTTCATGCGGGTTTACCCTTCTTTGAGCTCAATCCCGTAGTGGAGGCATTGTTCATCTTGCCAAGTTGTCGAGTGGAATCCGTAGTATCCTTCACCCGTTTCCCATGCCTTCCATTTAAGACATTCCATTTCTTCGTACCTAGATATTCCGATAAAAAAAGCTGTAAAAATTAGGAGCATGAAAATAAATGCACCCAAAAACATCGCTCCCCATTTTATTGCTTCGCGTAACATATCAGTCGGCTTCGTGCGCCGCTTCTCGGCGTTCGCGCTCCCCTGCAAGTATATCACCTTCAATGCCCTGCCGGATTTCTTCGTCGCCGTCATTCTGTCCATATATTCCATGACCCCCTAAGTTGTCATGCCAACCACAAACATCATTTATCGTGCAGTAGCAAGCCGACTTCGATACGCCATACTTGTCAAAATCGTCCATATCAGTCGATTAGTTTTATCCCAATGACAACTTCCGCACCGAGAACATTCGCCCATGATTCTAGCTGTGCGAGGTTCGGGCTACGGGTTCCTGTCTCGAAGTGCGATATCCCCATGTGAGAAATACCTAGCGCGATTGCAACTTCCCTCTGCGTAAATCCTTCCGACAATCTAATCGCTCTAAGAACTTTGGCGTATTCGGGGGCTTCCTTTTTGATTTCGATGCTGTGATTTACTTTCATTCGTCTGTCTCTTTATCGTCCATCAGTTGACCCCATTTTGCGTTCTTGTAAAGCCGTCGAAGCGCTCCCATGGGTGTGCTAGCAAGACCCTCATAAACATCATCGTGACCCTCGATATGCTTCGCTGTTGCACGCCACTGGTAGGGATACGGTGGCACTATATCTCCTGCGGTACTGAAGGCTTCGAGGCGATCGAACTCTGCACCAATTTCTTTCAGTTTATTCAAATAGTATTTGTAATTCATTTCTTTTTCTCAGTTTCCAGTCCGAGCCCCAAATCCAATCCCGCAGCCTCAATCAATTTCTTTCCGGCTACGGCGCTTACATGAAAATCGTGCCCAAACTCCCTGACTACGGCCGCGCGGTATTCGTGCGGCACGTCTTCCTTTGAATCAAGAATCGTCCACCCGTTCCCAGGATGGTAGTACACGATGTATGTGACTCGGACTCTCATGCGCTAATCAAAAACTATCTTCGTTCGATTCTTCTTGTGCGCTTGCGCCCTATGCGTTTCAAATGCCCTTAGCATCAGCAGTAGAACCTGTTTCGCAAATTTCTTCTGAGAGTCACTACCGTGGCGCATTTCAATCTTGATATTGATTGTTTCGGTTTCCATGCCCAATCAACCGAGTATATCCTTCAGAATTGCAAGGTGATCGTGTCCACTGTGATCGTTTTGACTGTGATCGCTTTCTTTGAATGTAATCACCCAAGTCTTTTCATCCAATTTCAGTTGCTCCGCCATTGCTCCATTCAAATCTACCTCCGCGTGTTCTGAGCGAAATCGCGCCCATGCTAAATTTTGCATCGCCCTTCCGTATTCCTGCAACAGAGTCAATTTCTTCTTCTCCTTACCAGTAAGTTCATCCAACAAGGGCGTGATATCGTTTTCAGGTCGCTTCAACCATTCGTGGCTCTCTCCTAGAATCTTCGCAATTTTCTCATCTAAAACCTGCCGCTCCTTCCACATTTCTACGAACCACTTTGGTGCTTTTACTTGATTGTCCTGCATAGTATTATTGTTTAATTTACAACAACACTATCAGATATGTGCGGTATGTCAATAGACAAAACCACCCATAAAGAGTGGTTGTGTCCCGTGCGGTGCGCAAGTCCGTAGTGGACATACTCACGATAACTGCCTAAACAGCGTCACGCAACCGATAATTCCTCAATGCCTTCGATCCTTGGTTGAGCAATGCACCCAAGAATACGATCGCGTATGCCGGCAGGGGCAAGAGTGGCAAAAGCTCCGTAAGATCGGCGATCACCAACGGTGTACCGAACCATAGAACCTGCCACGCAAGCGACTTACCACGTTTCACTAATTCTGCTTTCCAGTCCATAAAACTCACCCCCTTTCGTTTGGGACACACGAAACCACACCCGATCCCGTAGACCCTACATTGCCGCAGCAAATCTAATTGTTCGCCTTCATTCTCACACGCCCATGAGCAGCTATGCAGCATACATTTAGAGCGTCCTGGCTATCTCACCAGCTTCTTGCAGGAGCGCGATGAGTTTCCTTGCCCGTTCAGGTCTTGTATTCTCGTCGTCTTCGGCCTTCTCCCTTGCGATTCGCCTCGCGAGCAGACTTTCTGCCCATGTGTCTGGTAAACTCGACCCATAACATGACTTCGGCGCAAATGCGCGGTGTGGGTAGACGTTTTCCGGCGCGATGCCGTAAACGGTGTGAAGCTGAAACATTAACTTCGTTAGCTGTTCTACCTGTATCTTCGTGGGTTGCTCGTTGTCGAAGTTTCCGGCGAGGCAGATGCCGACGCTCTTGAAATTCATCCCCTTCTGCTTGGTGTGCGCCCCCCCTTCAGTGTTTAAGCGTCCTTGCGTGATATTCCCGCGACCGGAAATGAAATACTGATAGCCGATGTAGTACCCTAGCGCACTCTTAAAGTTCCATTTCTTTTTGTGGTATCGGTTGACCGCATCAAACGTGGTTGAATCACGGGCTGTTGCCGTGTGATGCACGATGATGTTTTCGGGTTTGTTGAGTTTCATATAGAAATAATCGGGTCAAATCTCGTGCCATCGAGCCTAATCTTCGGTGTTCCGGTCTTCGCTGGTGCAAATCCCTTCATTTCGCCATAGCTCCCCTGGTAATTGAGATACGCCCCCGTAAGTACATAATACCTCTTATGCTCCTTCACTGTTTTGTTTCGGCTATCAATCTTCAAAACCCTGTCCGATCCGACCCATAGATCATGCACATGTGCCATTAAGAAAATATCAGCGTCCCTGTGGTGTGCGAGTCTCTGGACTGCGTTGATCTTTCCCGTGAGCGTCGTACCTCCACTTGCCCCGTGCATCGCGAATATCTTGTAATTGATCTTTCCTACTGTGAGGTATGCGAATATCGAGAATCCGAGATACCTGATGCCGAGAATGTCGCAAATGTTCTTCGTGATGTTGATGCCACTCTCGTTGGCCGTTCGCCATTCGTGATTGCCTATGACTGCTCCGAGTATCAGTCCCCGATCCGCGAGTGGTCGCAGCAGTTCGACCGCCTTATCCTGTTGCTCCTGGGGCGACATGATCTGCTCATAGTTGCCGGAGCCGACGCTGTTCCTCGTCGCGTTTTCTACAATGTCACCGAGCAACATCACCCAAGCGTCATTGTCTAAAGCCCATTGAACTGTACGTTTCGCCTTCGCGTAGTCGCATGTAGGCGCACCGATATGCACGTCTGAAAGTGGCAACAGATGTTTGTGCTTGCGTTCTGCAATAGCACGGATAAGTCGTGGGCTTCTATCTTTCATTTGATATTTTTGGCACCGTCCCCTCCCGAACCATCAACACCATAATGGAGCAAACAGTAAGGGAAGTTTGGTATGGACAGTTACAAGGGCGAAACGCATTAAGCCATTACAGTTGAATGCTTGGGCTTCGACGACCGCCCACCTCCACCCACCGAAATGGGCGGGGGAGGAATGTCCTCATTTCATCAATACCCGTTCTAGCAAATCAATTATTCTTTCGTTCAATTTAAGATTTGCCTTGTGCGTCACTTCTTGCTTTGCCCACGCTTCAGTATTTCTATCAATCACTCCATCAGTGTGTGCATTATGATTCGTTACGACCTTATACAGAACTGCAATGAGAACAAGAACAATTAGCGCGAGAGGCGCGGCTTTCAAAGTGTCTGGTGTGAATAGAGCCTCAAACATATCAGAAGTCCTTTAGTTGAATTACAGATCGTGAGCGCATCACTGCGATCTTCTCGCGTTGCTCGTCTGTGAAGGCCGTGCGTGTCAGCAAATAATCAAATACCCCGATAACCATATCGAGCGCATCAATGGAGCGTTCATTTCTCGCCGCATCAACCAACTTGTTTGGGCGATTCGGGTCTGCTCCCTGTGGTGGGGTGTGCCTAGCCATGCCTATGTGAGCGTAAATGTGAAGTCCACCGTCAGCGTTTCTGTTACGCCCTGGGTGACAGCGATGAGCGCGTGAGAGTCGATGATGCCCGAATCTGCCGCGAGTGAGCCATCGCTGAAGATACCAGCCTCCGCATAGGTTCCATCATTCTCCCCTGCTGCGATGAATCCCGTGGCGAACATCACATTCGCTGCGTTGGTCAATGAGGCGATCGCGTTTCGGAAGACTTCTGTTCCTAGCTTCAGGTCGGCGTTTGCGGGAGCCGTGCCATCGGTTCCTACAGCGAAGAACTTGACCTCCATTGGATTCGTCGGGAATTCTTCAGCAAAGTTGTTCGCGATCATTTCACGGGCAACGGTTGGGACAAGATTATCGTAAATCACCTTCTCTGTGCGACAGATACTATTGAGCAATCGGACAAACGGCATGAAGTCTAGCCCTCGCTCTCGCATGGAGAGAATCTTCGCATGGAGCGCCCACTGTTCGGGAGTTTCCAAAAACGCTTTAACGATGACATACACGCCATCACTTTTCGCTCCCTCTCGGACTTTTCTTTTGTGGTTTTGTGTCTTTTTCATATTGAGATTATTACACGGTCAAATCGTACAACATCAACCCTGCGTTCTCCGGCACTTCGCCAGCCGATGTTCCGCGTCCTTTGTAGAGGTAGATCAGTCCGTTTATTAGGACTTGTCCAAAAGTTACGACATCTTGAACTTCAACGGTTTCAACAAAAGCACCGTCAGACTCATCGAATGTTCTGAACTCTGTTGCGCCTCCTGTCCACCATGTCTGTATCTTGCTGTTGTTGATCGCCATTGACCGCATACTCGCGCCTGGGATTGACGACAACGTGCGGCTGTCAACGAATGTCGCCGTAGTACCAGAGAAAGAATACTTTTTTGACAACATCGCCCGTTATGCCGACATCTTGAATGTAGATGAACTCCCCGTCGGTTCCCATCGTGCCTTGACCTGTGAAGCCCGTACCCGAAATGGTCACTGCAGCATCACCCGTACCGTCGTCGTTGATAACGCGTAGCCCTCCGTTTGCCCTGTAAATAAACTGTGAGCCGATTCCGATGATGTGCTCAACGTCAGTACCACCACCCGTAAGAAAATTGTTGTCGCGCATGTACGCACCGCCGCCACGTTGTCTGAACACGACCAAGTTGGTTGAGCTCGGTTGCGCCAACACGGTTCCTGCACCGTTCATACCGACAAATTGTTGCTCTGATTTAATCGCCTCCTGTACTGGGAAGAACGGAAACGATGCTCCACCGTTTGCGACAATCTGCCGCTCGTCAGTCTCAATAAAACCATTCGTAGCGTCGTCATCGTTCTTGATAACTGTCTCTGCTGTGGTGTGGCGAATCGTCGCAAGCACCAACTTCGTTTGCGTGAAGTTAGGTGCTACAGGCGATGCGTCTTCAATCCCCGTAACTATCGCAACAGCCCCCGAATCATCCAACGTCACCAAATCAATGCGCGGGTCACTTGAAGGCGCTACCATTGCAGGGCTATTCGTGTCGCTCGTAAGCTCGACTCGTCTGCCATTGATAAACGCAATTCCAGGGCGAACTCTCACCGTTAAATCGGGTGAGGATTGCGCATCAACTCGCAAGGCTTGGTTTACACCAATCTTGTCGCCTTCTGCCGCGAGTGCTTTCGTGTTTGCTTCAATCCGTTGAGTCATACAATCCCATTATATCATTGCCAAAAGAAGCTGTCCCAACGCCCTTCTCGGATTCCTGCCGATGGCGATGGTACCACGCCCCAATACCATTCGATTGCGAAGTCTAATCCCTGATTAACTACGGCCTCACCAACCGTGATCGTTTCCGGTATCAGCGCTGCGACTGCCCCAACCGCCACGACTTCTTCAACAACGATGCTCTCCTGGACGTCAACAACCTCATGTAGAATCTCGTCAGGATTTATCTCAATATCCTTGTCTTTGTTGATGAGAAGCCTTTGTAGGAACTCTATCATTCCAAACGTGCGCGTTGTCACAATGATGCAGCTATGCTCGAACTCCCTACCGTTTATCAGGCGTGACGATATCCGACTTATAACATAATTGCGATCGACTTCTCGAATGTCCGACTGCACATTGATCTCCTGCCCTGTATCGAGTCCAGGTTCTCGCGTGGTGAATCCTCCCTCGTTAAGTGTATTCGACCATGCGAACAATTCTGCTCGCCCTCGGTCACGCGCACCGTCCTTCGTATCAATGCTCTTATCTACAATCTTGAACTCTCGTATGCCGAACTGCGCGATACTTTGGGGTTCGCTTACTTTAACAATGACTGGAAGGTGCGGATCGCCCGTAAGCTCCACCAATTCCCCCAGCGCCGGCTTTGTACTCGCCTTAAATCGAAGGAACTTTTCTTGGAAATTGTATAGAACATCAAAGCTCGCTGGGTCACTAAGGTTATCGGTACCGACACTCTGCGAAACCGAATCAACCTTTACGACAATAATGCCCCCACCTGCGCCGGAGTATCTATTCCCTTGTTTGTAAATAAGTTTGATCCCGTCTGCATCCTCTGACTCCGTTGCTGTCGATCCAAGAAAGATACCTCCTCGCACAATGATCTGATTCTTGATGTTCTTTGTGGTGCCTCGCAGCTTCAAGCTGTTGTAGTAGTATTTTTCATTTGTATCAGTCAACCCGAATGGTGCGCTTTTTGCTGACTTCGAGAAAAAGTGGATGTCCTTTTCTTCGTCAACGTACCAATCGTAATTGATTATCTCGGCGAGTTGCTGAAGGCACTTTGTTGGATACTCGTAATTGAATTGTACGAATCCGACGACAATCGGCGCGTCCACGTTGTTTATGGTGTAGCCATTTACTTGCAGATGATTTGCAAAAATGTCGGCAATGATGAAATCAACGGTTTTGTCCTCGAATGAATCAATCACAAGCGTCCTATCCATGTGATAGCTGAAGTCTTTGCAGGTGATTTTGAACACCTCTAACTCTGCCGCTTCTATTGTTTCCTCAATATCAACTATCTGCCCACCAAATATCTTCGTGGTGCCTTCAAAGAGCGTTACTACCTCCTCCTCTGATGGTTTGTAGAACTGCTGTCCCTTCCGGACAACTGTGAAGCTCAACTGATCTATCTGATTCGTAAGGGCGCGTTCGAGCCGGAGGCTTTCGGGAATTACCTTCAGTGTCCTATCAACACCGCCGATGATGATTTGTACATCACCCTCCGAGGCTGCGGCGGGTGAGTTAAACTGCTCCTCGTTGAATCCCGCTTCGTCGAACTGTGCCATCTTTATTTTAATTATTTAGACCAAATACCAAGCAAGCTGTGGGATTAGCTATTCCAGAAGTCGGGTCGAGAGTTGCTGGCAAAGTTCCTGCGGTAACTATTTGCGTAAATGACGGCATTTCTCCACCAGACGGGAAAAGGTTTCCATTTACAATCTGTGCTTGATGGAATAGCAGAATGTCGCCCGAACCACCATTGATTACGATTCCAATGTAATACATCCCTGCTGGCACGTTTTTTTCTGCACCGAGAACCGTAGTGAAGTTCGCATTTGGTGTTGCCAAACTTGGCGTAGTAACCTCGAATAATTTAGTTGCTCCATCAAGAGAATATAGGGCTATGTCTGCCGTTGTCGGTACCGTAACAGCAAACTGCGTTCTTATCGTTATCGAGTTTACATCAATGTCATAGGGTATCGACACCAGACCAAAGAACGCCAACGTATTATCATTGTGCGATTTAGACGATTGAGCAGAAACGCCACCGTCTACGATCGGCTGTATACGAGTAGTGATTGCGCCCCCTGCTGCGTTGATCGCGTCTTCAAGCTCAACAAAGTGTCCGGCGGTGATGAGCATTTCAACGGCAATCCCGTCTGCGTGATCTGCGTCTGCCGATCCTTCCTGTCCCCGAACAATAACTGTGAAGTCATCGTCAACGCGCGTCGTCACTAGGATGATTTCTGAACCAATCGTCACCAAGAAGTTTCCGGTCGGAAATAATGCGCCTTGCCCTGCACCAACTGAAAGAGCCGTCGCCCCTTGCGCGAGACTGCCATCCAGTACCCCTTCAACTTCGTTTGATTTTTCTAGGAAGACTGCCATGACTCTATTTTACCACGCTTAGACCGCTATCTGCATTCGTAGTTTCTCGATGACCATATCGCCGATAGCGAGCGCGGCGTCTTCTGAAAGGAATGTGCCACCGTTGATGTTTACCGTAACAGCGTTTCCGCCCCCGACTGCGCCGAGCTTGGAGAGTGGTACGACTGCCTCCGGTCCTGACTCACCAATGACCGCGAGCGTCGGGCTTCTTACTATGCCGCCTTCTGCAAGAAATGGGATCTTGAAGTTTTCCTTGAATGGGTTGAGGCTGAATCCGCTATTCTTGAACTCATTAAACTTCCTAATCATCTTTCCAATGCCCTCAATGATGTCGTTGATCCATCCGAACATCGTAGCCAATGAATCCGTGACAACATCAAGGCCTTTGGCGAATACGTTTACAAGCGCCGTAGAAACATCAACTTGTATCGCCATAAGCCGCGCTAGAACATCAATCACCATTACGATTATATTTATTACAGTAATGAACGCCCCGAGTAGTAATGTGCCGAATACTTGTGCGAGCGCCCTGCCGAATGGTGCGAGTGGCTTCAGTGCCTCAATAAAACGCTTAAAACTCGGCATGAGTCTTTCCGTTATCGTCTTGAACAGTGATTCAAATGCCGGACTGACAGCGATAACTATTGTTTCCCATAACAGTCGCAGGTTGTCCCTAATGACAATAAGAGAATTGACGAACTCACTGTTTGGCGAAAGCATGGCGCTGATATTCTCGCGAAGTTGCTGAAAAATTAGTATTACTTGTTTCGTTTTCTCAAACATGAATGTGAATACCTCGATGATTTTATCCACCGATTTCAGCAAGAAATCGCCGATCGCCGATGCAACTGCCTTGATTTGCGGGTTGAACTCGTTATCTGCTGTGAAAGCCCACTCTCTGAACGCCCTGACAGCATCAAGCGCCCTTCTGGTGAGTTGTGGGAAGCTATCGGTAATAAGGAACCCCGCAGCCGTATTCACGTCCCTGAAGGCATCCTTGACCGATCCTGATAGCTTTTGAGTGGTTTCCATCGCTGCGTTATACGCCCCGTTGAAAAATTCACCCTGTCGCATCGTTTCATTGAAGATCGCCATTTGCTTTTGTACCGTCGTCAACTCAGTCGCGACTGCTCCCGTTTGTGCGGCGAACGTCTGGTATGCTTGCGTCAGTCCGAAGTTGATGCCGACCTGTTTGAGCATCTGCGGATTCAATTGCTGAAAACTCGCTAGGATGATCTGGTTGACCTCGGCAGATGACTTCCCGACTGTGGCTCCGATGTTCCGTGCTTTCGTCAACAGGTTGAGCGCATCCACTTGCGACAGGTTTGCAAGAATAATTCCTTGCGTAATCGTGACCGCCTCCTCGACTGACTTGTTTTCTTCTCGAATGGCGTTGATAAGCTCCTGAATCTCCTCCTCAGTGCGTCCGGTATTCTTTCCAAGAATGTTTATGGATGCCATCAGCCGCTCAACATTGTTGGCGGCTTTCACACTATCAACGATGAAATCTTTAAGCCCTCGCCCTATGCTTCTGAAAGCATCAGTGGCGAAGTTGGCGATTGTGTTTCCAATAGCAACCTGTGAAATGAATCCCTTGAAACCTCTTTCAGCGCGTCCGGATGAATCGGCAATGTCGCCGAGCCCCCGTTCCAAATCTCTTGCAGATTTTTTGACCCGTAGCAGGGTAGCGGTCGCTTTGTCTTCCGCTTCGATGAGTACCCCTACTCTTATGTCCCTTCCAGCCATGATCCTAATTTCTTATTTTGGTTGATTCAGCTTTTTCCTTTTGAGCATCAATCTTCATCATGTCGATCGTGGCGTTTATCAACTTGTTCGGTTGATCCAGGTACTCGTCGTAAGTCCATCCGTATCGTGTGCATATCGCCGCTATGAGCATCCACCCCTTTATATTGCCGAGAGCGTAGGCGACTTCATCACTTTTTAATCCCCTTTTTTTCCCGTCGCTTTGTCGAGAGCCTTAATCACTTCATTGTATTCCGGTGCGGGCAGATCAAGAACCACGTTCGCAGCGTTTTCTTTTTCACCACCTACAGAGACTATCAGCAACTCAACCAACTTTTCTTTCGCGTCGATTGCCGCAGTTGCATCAAACGATTCGATCTCCACTTCCTCTGCCTTCACTCCAGCGACTTTATACTTCGCTCCTGCGATATATATTTTCTGGATCTCGTTTTCTTCGCGTCCCGTGAGGTAGTTGTAGAACTCTACTACTTTCCCTGACGATGTGGTGACTTTTTCTGTGCTTCTTTTGTCCGACATATTAGGTGCGGTTAATTTTAGTATTCTGAGCCATCAGTGCGATTGACTAGCACAACGTCCATGGCCTGCCCGTCGCCTGCGTCGTCCAGAACCTCGAACTGCTGATCGTAAAAGATGAACTCACCTATTTCAAGCGGAGTCTCGTTTTCGATAAGTTTGACCCTATTCAGCGTAAGCGTAAACAGTTCCTTCGTCGAGAAGTCCGACTTGATGAACAAACCGTTCGCTATGATCGTGAGTGCTTGCTTCTCTCGATCAAGCCATGCCTGTCGCTGATCCGAGTCCTCGAACAGTTGCTTCAACTCAACTTGTGCCTCCTTCGTGCGTGTCAAGATTTGCACTGGGTCTAGGCGGTTCGATCCGTTCTGCGTGAACAAGTTGTTTCGCAGCGTAATGACAAGGTCGTAAATGGGAGTTGCCGTTGCTCGATCTCCTGCTGCTATTGTCGCCGCAGCTTCATCCGCACCGAATCCGACAAACAGGTTCCCGAAGTAGAACGGGTCTGTAAGCGTCGCCAGGGTGCTTGTTTGTGGTTTCAGGAACACCGTGGAGCCCAATACCGCCGTGATGCTCTCTGTGTGCGTGATCGTGACCCCGTCTGCGTCGATCGTTAGGATCGTGGCGTCATTGCCGTCGATACTCAACACGTCACCTACAACGAGCCCTCGCGTTGGGTTGATGTCGTACTTGTCGTCAAGGACTGTAGTGGTTCCGGATGAGAGAGCAATACCGAGCGTTGCAACCGAGAATGATGCAAGCGCCTTCACCGCAACCGTAAGCTGCATCTGGTTATCGTTGAACTCGATCTTGAGCTCGTCGATCAGCACTCCGATGTACCGCTCAACGTGTTCGCCTTTCTTGATCTCAAATGTGTATGTCTGTGGATCGCCAACAGTGAACGGGTGCGTGAATCCATCACCTGCGTTGCCGGAACTTGCGCCCTTCAGCATGACCATGTTCAAGAAGTGACCAAGCGTATCCGGATCGCCAAGAACAACAACTTCGCCCTCGTGCATTCGGTTCCCTCGCAGTAGGTCATTCGCCTTAAATTCGAGCCCCTTCATCCTTCGATCTGGTATGTAGTTGACGACTGTTCGCAGATTAGTGCTCATCAACGGTACAAACTCTGTAGGAAGAACCGCAACCCCTGGTGCTGTTTCAGGCTTGATTGCGAGGTATTGGTTATCAGATAGAAAAGGCATAGGCTCTAGTTATCTTTTTGTGCGGCTTTGCGCCGTCCCTGACTTTTGCTTTCGCCATTTCCCTCGGATTCGACACGCTCCGAAGCTGCGACGAAGTTAGAATTACGAAAATCGTCCGGTACTGATATGGTTTTACCTGCTTCAACAACTCCCACGCCTGGAATTGTAATGAGGCGGTTCGATACGTTTCGTACTTTCTTCATATACTCACATTATAGCATGGTTTTTCTACGCAAATCTATTCACAAGGGCAACGGAAGCCACGGTGATTAGAGCACGGTGGATTGCAGTCTCTTGATCGTCGGCAGGGAATATCTCGATAGGCACTGCCTTAATCAATTTGACCCTTCCCTCGTCATTTGCTGGATCAATAAATTGCGGGTCTTCATCAAACGACTTGATAACTTGATCGACGGCATTCAATACAATTGCATCCGCATCCTCGGCATTCTTCGATGCAGTTATCGCTTGGTGGATGATGACGCTGAATTGCCATTCTCGCTCATTTCTGTGTGTATCGAGTACCTGCCCTTCACCCGCGGTCTGAATGACGAAAGCGGCGGGATACCCGTCAACATCTGCCTCGTTGGTTCCTGATACGACAGCGAACAACTTATCCGATGGTGCGTCTTCAAGAGCCGTCAGCTTAACGATGATCGCCTCCTTCAAGTCCGTGTATGAGCGTAACTGTGCCATGTTATTTCTTCACTAATTCATCACCCAACTCCATCATAGCTTTCTCCATCGTTCGCCTGATGAACGGGAGCGATGCTTTCGCACCTTTCTCCATGTAGAGCCGTTCACCGACAGTGTGCCGCGAATGTCCCTCATGCACGAAGATCGCGTATACAACATTCGTTCCGATCCCTGCCTTCAGTTTTTTAATGAATTGATACCCTGGCGTCGCGTCGATATTTCCAACTACTGCTCCGATAGAGCTTTTCAGGAATCCGGTATCGACTGGAGTGCGCTTCTTCGCCTCCCCCTCAATCTTCGACAGCGCCCTTCCGAACGCTCTTTTCAATACCTTCTCAACCTTACGCTTATCGCCAAAGTTTTTCTGAAGTGGGCTGAAGCCCGTTACGTTGATTTTGATTGAGACGGCCATATCAGTTTGTTGAATTGGTGAGAAGCATGTCGATTGAGATATGCTTGTTCCTTCCGAAGTCCATTTCACGCACACCCTTCACAATATAGACCTTGCTACCCTCGATTACTTTATCTCCGGTGATTATATCCGTCTTCTCAAACGTCCACATTTCAAATCCTTTGTAGATCGCTTCCTGAAGAATCTGCTGTTCGCCTGACTGTGGTTGGATTGCACAGCGCAAATTCGTGAGCTTGTCGGCCCACACTTGCCGCTTCGACCCCGCGACATCCTCTTGCCGTTGAGTGTTCACTGTTCGGTCAAAGCGTCTGTCTATCTTCATATCAGGATACTTGTACGATGCCTCCAATAACGCCAGTCGCGCCTAGCCCCTTTACGGGTGACTTGCCTTCGCGCGTGAATGTTTTGAGCATTTCCGTTACACCAACTCGGTCGGCGATATCCTTAATTTTCACGTAGGTCACTGAGAAGTCGCCCAGGCGGGACTGCGTGACTTCCTTCACATCTTCGTCCCCGACGTTCTCCTTAATGAATGACGACGCAATCTTGAACGCAGCAACCTTAATGCCGTCGGGAACCTCTGCCCAATTCCACTTACCATTGATCTCAACCGTCCCTTGCCCTTCCTCGAAGATGAATCGTATACCCGTACCCGTGCGGGGGTTTTGGTTCAGAATCTCTGTTTCAGGCTGGATCAATTCAATCCATTCAAACGGCCTGAATTCGGCGAGTGAATTTAATGGGTAGAGCAAGAAATCAAGACCTTCTACCTGCGCATCACCGTCAACAATCAGACTCGTAACCGATCGAAGGTCATCCACAACGAGCCTCGTTGCGCCATTGCCGTCGTATGTTCGTAATTCGTCAACATCTGGATCAGGTGGCTCAAAGAATCGTTCAGTTTCTCGTTCAATGAAGTCTTCTGCTGCCCCTATGAGCGTATTTATGAAAGGTTGCAGCCCTGGACTGATTTGCAGCCCCATGTATCGCTCTAATTCTGTTCGCGTGATGTATGCCATATACCTATTTTACCATGCTTAGACACGGGTGTACTGGTTCGGCCCTTGCGAATAAAACTCCGTCAGCACCTCGTAAGTCAGTGACTTCGGTATCGCCGTAGTCGCTCCCATTACCGCGTATTTCAGCGATTTCGTGATTGCAAGAACTGACAACACGTCATAGGTCAACGACTTCGTGAGCGCCGATGGTGTCGCAATGACCGTGTACTTCAAAGACTTCGTTATGGCTGCGCTCGGAGCGACAACCGAATACTTCAATGATTTGGTTATCGCCGCCGGCGTCACTTCAACAACGTACTTCAGAGACTTGGTGATCGCCGTATCCGTCAGCACTTCATATCGTAGAGATTTCGTTATCGCAGCAATTTCGGCGACGACTGTGTATTTCAGTGACTTCGTAATAGCTGCTGCTTCTGCGACGACAGTATATTTCAGCGATTTCGTGAGCGCGACGGCCGTGGTTACTACCGTGTATTTTAGAGACTTCGTGAGCGGGGCTACAGTTGTAATCACCGTGTACTTCAGAGCCTTTCCAATCGCATTAGGATCTACAATTGTGTACCTGAGAGACTTGGTAAGCGCAGCCGGAGTCGCTACAACGACATACTTCAGGCTTTTCTGGATTACTGTGGATACGTTCACGCAATAGAACAGCGTCTTTTGAATCGCGGCGGCTTCTGCGACCACGGTATACTTCAGTGACTTTGTGAGCGCAGCCGGAGTCGCCACTACGGTATATTTGAGAGACTTGGCTATCGCGTTTGGATCGACAACCGCATACGTTAGCGATTTCGTCATCGCGGCGGGTACGGTCAACACTGCGTACTTTAGCGCCTTCGTTACAGCACTCGGAGTCTGCTTGACTGTATATTTGAGCGCTTTACTCAATGACGTGAGAGAGAGAATAGTGTATTTCAATGACTTCGTGAGCGCGGCAGGTGTATCTACAACTGCGTACTTCAAAGACTTCGTTAGCTTAATGCTGGCTGGTGCTGGTTCAATCGCAACCGTAACCGCCTGTGAATTGTCGCTTGATGAAATCGTAAAAGCACTTGGATTTTGTGATGCAGCATTTACTTCACGCTCTGCTACCGAAATTCCACAGTTTCCTGCGGCATTGGTAAATTGGGCTTGGTCAAAGTTTGTTGGGAATGCTGTTGCCGTCCTAGCCGAATCACTCGAAACTCCTGCAATCCATAGCGTATCTTGTGCTCCCCATGAAGGCGCGAGGTTCGGCGGGTCGGGCGTAGCCGTATCTCCTTGGTCAACGATTGCTGCTTCTGGTGGGTCTGTATCCCAATCTTTAATATCTGCCTTCGCAAACCTCCATACCCTATGTTCCGACTGTTCACCTTGCCCAGTTGTAATTACGGGGTCGCTCTCGCCTCCCGCAGCTTTCTTGTAGTAGAACGTGCCATTTGCCCAACCTTGACCATTTTCTGCACCTTGAACAAGCACATTCCAACCAGTAGTAATTCCGGTCGGTACGGCCGCGCCGTCTTTTGAGAAGAAAAGGAGAAGTCCATCGCCGGCAGATATAGTCCCCAAACCAGCCAAGCTAATCGTGTGGCTTGTTACGTTCGTTCCTTCGTTAGAACTACCTCGTGCTGCTGGTGTCGGGAAGGCCATAATTTATTACATATCTAAACCGAAAAGGGATAGGTCGATATTGTCTACTGGTGAGGTAACGATCCGATCGTCGGGCAGTACGAAAATGAATGAGTGCTTGCCCTCGAACTTCCAACCGATCATGTAAACCTTTATGAACACTTTTGACCATTCCGGTCGGATGTTCCGGTATTTGTGGATCAGGCGCATACCCTTCTGAAACGGAATGTCTATGCGCTTGTGGTCATCGTCGGGCTTGTAGAGAGAGAATAGTACGACTTCGTCCTGGTTGATCTCCCCTATTCTATGAAACGTGCCGTTGCCATTCGCCTGTGGCGTTCTATTGAATTGGTGAAGCTGTGTACCGTCCCGATAAACGACTCCCCACTGCCACCGCTCCTCTTTTACTTCTTCTCCGTCATAGAACCACTTCATAACTATTATAGAAAACCCCACGCGCTAGGCGGGGGTCATCCATTGGGTTGAATCCCACACTAAACGCATTGAGTTGCGAGTTAAATTGTACCGAGAACTATTCCTGTCGCGCCGCGCCTCTTGCAACCGCCGAATCGGAGATTTTAGCGAAGGCAGGGCCGAGGTGCGCGGGATCGGTAGGCTTCTTGCCCGTATCCTCACAGGTATGATTCAAATACCCGCTCTGAGTCGTCCAGGTCTTCTCACAATTTGAGCAAATTTGCGTAGCCATAAGCCTAAGCAGTTTCGTCAAACTGGTAATTCAGAGTCGATGTCGATCCTGCCGTGTCTGCTGCGTCAACCTGAATCTGGTGAACGAGGTAGTCTGATTGACCCGTAGCCGTAAGCTGTCCCGTCAACGAACCTGCAATACCGAGGTTTGCCCCTGTTGGCTCTGCCACTGGCATTGTCTGTGTCGCCTGTGTTGAATCAGTGACAATCGGCTGAACGAAAGTCTTTTCAACATAGGAAGTTTCGCGAGCGTTCGTGACATGAACTGCTGCACCTCCGAGCGCACCCGTGCGCCACACTTTCAGGTTATCAATGGCTGAACTTCCACCTAGCGCCGTCACATCAAACTTCTGATACTTCTCGAATGTATTGTCATCAGGGATGACCGGATTTGCAACGGGGTCGAGGTTCGCAGAGTCAACGCTTCCCATGTCCGTATCGGAAATGTTATGCGTGATCGTTTCCGCTCCTCCGTTTGCCTCATCAATTTCTACTGTAGCAGCCATAATCTTGTGTGCTTAATACTATTCCACTAACCCTCACTTAGTAGGGCTGCAACCCGTTCTTGTTGACGACAAGAGCAAGTATTTCATCTTCGTCGAGTCCATCTGGATTGATACCACACCATCGAGCAATGCTCGGTAGCGTTCCCACAGGTACATCATCCTCAAATACTACGACTGCGGGGTTATTTGCCAATCGCTCCGGCACTTCATCTACTGAGTAGAATCCTTGCCCGACGCGCAGCTTGTCATCAAAGTATGCCTTCTTCTTAATCCAAAGATACGGGGGACCAGATGATACGGGAGCCGCATCTTCGTCGCCGTCTTTGTCACTTCCGGCATCAACATCAACCAACTCATTATCAACGGCGAGTGATACAAGTTCTTCGAGCGACGTGCGCTTGTTCCAACCTTCGACGTTGTTCTCCTCCAATAGAGCGCGTAGCTCCTTCTTTCCTAGTGCGTTGCTCATACAATTACGATTAATGATTTACCAAGTCCATTCTAGCACACTAGGGGGATTGCTCCCCCCGATGTACTACCGAACTTAGGTGGTGAGTCCTGATGCTACCGCGTGTGTGCGTCCAAGAGCCTCGACTGCGAGCCCAAAGCTACCTGACAGCAAGTCCTTTCGCTCGCGCGTGGGTTCACATTTGTAAACGGTGCAAATGAGAGCGTGTCATCCACCTTCCAGCCCTTCGTCAAGAAGCGACTGTTCACAACCGCAACGCGGTCATTCGGGAAGTCGATGTCAACCACTGCGGGGATTCGTCCAAGTCCATCTGCAATATAGGCATCCAAGACGTGTCCACCTTCACGGACTGCGCGGTCAACCTGAACCTGATCTGCGCCTGTGAAGTCATTAAAGATACGCTTGTTCGCAATACTCATCACAATCGCGTTTACTCCACCACCTGCCTCGCGAACGTCGTCAAGCAAGTCCTGAAGCACTAATTCAGTGTACGCACCGCCTACTGCCGTTTCCAGAACACCTGGGGTGTCCTGAAGGTGAGACAGAAGACCTCGCGTCAGTGAAGGGATCGAAGCAGTACCAACTCGTGCCGTGCCAAAGATCGCCGACAGTGCAAGGTCGCGCATAACACGCTCCAAGCCCTCTGCTTTCAAATCAACCTCTGTGCGTCCGGTCTTTCGTGCCTGTTCACTGTCAGCTTTCGATAGGTCAACGATCTCCTCAACAAGCTGCAAGAAGTTTGTGAGTGTCGCCGTGTCCTCTGCCATCGCTCGCCCGTCAGCCGTTCCCTCGATGTGAGCGTTACCGATGATCTGTCCATTTCCTGTAACTCCGTGGGTCGCACCAACCGTGTCACCAGCACCTCGCTCGTACACGTCAACGTCAGTCGTACCATTCGTCGCAGAAACAACCACAATCTCATCGTCTACCAAGAGGATGTCACCAAGAGAGATATTCGAGATATCTGTAATGGCAAGCGCGGTCGTGTCTGAAGCACTGTCCCATCCGTCGCCAGCACCAGCAGTGTAGGCGAATACAGGTGCAGTATAGGCACGCGTGAGGATCTCAAACTCCTCTGTCTCGAACGGTGCAGCACGCAATGTGAACAAGTCCCAAACTGCGCCAAACTCAGAAGCCATTAAAGGTGTAATGCGCTCCGCGATCGCAATAACCTCGGGGTCGAGGATACTGTCTGGATCGGTAAGCGTTGTGTGTTGTCCTAAATCCATGATCTAAAAAATTAACTGCTACTACTTAGTCCGACTTATTCTGTCTGGCTTGCCGGAGAGCCTTCAGCTTTTTCGCTTTCTCGTACATAAGCGCATTCTCGGTATGTGTTCTCTCGCCACCTTTCTTCATCAATTCGTCCACCTCTTTAGCCAGTCGTTCTTCTTCGCCAAGGTCGCCATCGCCGTTCTGAATTATCGAACCGTCGATTGCAACACTCTTAGCGCCCAACACCTTCGCATTCTTTCGTGATGTATTCCAACTGCTGCCTCGGGCTGTAGTCTTCAGGAATCATCCCTCGATTCTCTTCTGGAATCGTTTTGAGAGTTTCTTCAAGAATCCTCTTAGTGGAATCCACGTACTTGCCAAGCTGATCGCCCTGCTTTTCGTGTTTATCCTCTAAATCCTTCAGCTTCGTTGCGCGGGTTTCAGCGAGTTCCTGCCATTCGCCTTGTTTGGCGGCATCGTCCTCTGCTGCTTTCTCTGCCGCGATCCGATCGTCTTCGATCTTCTTGTCGGCTGTCGCTTTCTCCTCCAACATCTTGGCGACTTTGGGGTTCACTTTCGCAAGAGCTTCCAGTTCTGCGTCTGCCGCATTCACCTTTGGCTTCTTGTCATCGTCTTTCGGTTTTGGCTTGTCTTCCTTTCCGTGTTTCTCCGGATCGTAAACAATCTTTTCCTCCCCGTCTAACTTGATCTCCCCTTTGTCATCTGCAAGGTACTCGACGCTATCGACTGTAACTGTTTTAGGTTTCGGCATGGTGAAATTGATTAGTGGCGTGATAGCCGTTTTGCGCGAGTGTTGCGACAATGCGCGGGACTCGCTGCCCGTTATTTACATTATAGTATGACCCTGAAATTTGTACAATCGGTCAATTATCCACAGGATCATCTAGCTGTGTGAGTGGGCGCATAGACCTATGACACACTCACAGAGATAGACGATGTTGGACGGGAAGGACTCGAACCTTCAACCTTCCGCGCATCAGGCGGATGCTCTGCCAAATGAGCTACCGTCCAATCTTGCGCCCCCAAGCGATTCGAGCGAATGGAATGAGTCCAGACTTTCTACTTGGGAGCTAGTGCGCATTGTCTACGCTTCTTTATCGTACCCCATTAAGAACCCTAGCCCAAACACAGTTCACGCACACTCCCCTACGCTTGTACGGGTGGGAGTTGATATGTGCCATTAACAGCCAATTCTCGAAGTCGCTCATGTCTCTATTCTACCATGTGTGGACTTGGCGGGAATCGAACCCGCGTGTAACTACTTCACTCACATAGAGTCTACGCTACATATCCGATGTGACCGGAACTATTGCATGGGGTCGGGCGCTCCTGATTTGTGTAACGGTTTGAGCACAAGAGCGTGTTCATGTACCAGCGCATATGAGGTACGTGAACGGGTGGTTCTCCACCAACGTATCTAATTTACCCATCCAGCCCGATACGCGAGGCTGGCGAGTGGCGTGTTTAGGCGAGTACCAGTTCAGGGGTTTTTACACCCTCGACTGCCTCGTCACACGCGATCAGAAATGCATTTGCATTTACAGTTGCCCCTCTTAGCGACGTGGGGCGTGTCGGTAGCGCACTATGAAAGATCGGGAGCTATCGAACCCTGGTCAAGCCCATAAGCCAATTCTATTCCAAATCAGGTCGAGGTTCAAGGATGTGCTTGCAGTTCGGATGATAGGTCGGCTCATTGCCGGCGAGCGGCGGGAAGTTCTTGCTGTTGCCACTTATGCTGTAAATCTTCCCCTCCTGTGGCTCGCAGAGGTTGTCTGTTGCGCCGTGCGCCGATACCTGAACAATGTCTATGTCAAATTCGTTCATCCGGTTAATCACTCCTTCATTGGCTGCTTTTATGATTTGTGTGCGCGTAACCATCTGCGAGTAATTGGCGAGGCTCCATTGCCGCCCCCCTCGGTCAATCAGAACCGTAAAGCCCCGATCAGCAAACAACGCTTCAACAGTCTTGGCTATCGTGCGAATGTCGCTTCCTTCGAGCCGTCCCAACGCTATCGCGACTCTTATCTGCCGCCGGAGCCCTTCGTCGATGATCCTCTCTGCCCCCTGTATGAATCCCCGCATCGTGAAAGCGAAATCATTGTATGCCTCCGACAGTAACGTATTCACTGCGGCAAGGTGCGGCGAAAACTCAGGTGTTGAAAGAACTTGAATCGTGACTTGCCCGAACTCCGATCCGTCTGGCCCCTTGAAGCCGAATGTCGCAAGCTCTCTATCTGCAAAGCCGATTCCCTCCACATACCCCGTACTTATGCCCCGAACAAGCCATGCCCGTATCTCTGTATCTGCGTCGATGATATGCGTGTCCAGGTCTGCGAGTATCGCCGTCTTCTCTGCTGTTGATAGTTGACCGCGAAGCGCCTGAATCAATAACTCCCGTCCCGCATCATCCAAGTCCGTAACAATACTCAGAAACTCATCGAGCCCTGCTTCATCAAAGATACTTTCTGTGAATCGTAGTGCGTGTTCAGACATATCAGAATAGTGAGAGAGCGAATGAAACGCTCGCCACTATCCCGAATAGGGTAACACATACCATGACGAGCCCAATCGCCCACGCTTTTACAAATACACGAAAATCAATCCTGGCAAGATGCTCCTCCAATAGCTTCGCGTTACTCCCGAACTTCTCGACGGGTTGCCTCTGCGCGATTTTGTTGTGATCTGGCGTTTCCATATTAAGTCAGTGCTGGTGGCACTACGGGTAGTTGTGGCGGGTTGGTGATATCTATTCCGGCAACTCGTTCCTCGCTGGCGATCTGTACCATTTCTGCCTCCGCTTCCTGCTCGTCGATACCTTCCAGTCGCATAATAGATGATCGCTTGGATGAAAGACCTGATCGCACCTTCTCTGCCTCCGCGTCAACGCGCTCCGCCTCATCAACAGGCATAACATCTGTGAACATTACTTCCAATTCGCCATCGTGCTCGATACCCGCCATCTTAAATCCAATGCGGAAGATATCATTCAGCCCTTCAACTATACGCGCTCGTTTTGTTGATGCCTTCCGTGTCGCTCCGAACAACGAAATACGAAGGCTCTCGACTCGCTCCGGTCGATCAGATTTGACAAGTGCAAACATCGGCACTGCCGTCCCGACCGTAATCAACTGAAGCTGAAGCATGATGTGTTCTCTCGTATCTTCCAGTAGCGCATTGTTATTGGTGAGGTAGTGCGGGTCAACGCCATCGCTATTCTTCAACCCAATCGTATCGAAATTCCTTACATTCCCGTCCTCATCGAACATTTCTGCTGGCAGTACCAATTTCGCGTCAAGGTTCTTCAGGAGTTGCGTTGAAACGTGTGTCATGCGCTCGTTGACCTCCGCAAGCTGCGGGAAGACATCGGCGTAGTCGGACTTCCCGAATCCCCAACTGCTTTTCTTCGTGTTGTCGATCTGTATGATATTCAACTCCCCAAGTCCCTTGATCGTTTCCATTTCAACAAGAGGCTGCGTCCTACCTAGAATCTCCGCCATCTTTTCGAGCGATATGGAGTCTTGGATAACGCCCGTTCCGTCCGTCTTCCATGCGGTTCGCGCGATAATCACATTTTCCTGAGTCTCTATGTCGAGATAATACCAAACGATGAGCACGAACAATTCATTGCTCTCCGGCGCATCGGGGTCATGCGCGAATGTGGCGACGATAACCGAACCATCAGGCTGCGGGAAATACTGATCTTGTGGGATTCGCTGGATATTGAAATTAGATGCCTCGTCGATCCATGCTGTGAGCGGTACGAATCCAAACTCTGACTGCTCCGTTGCCATGTCAACAACCATTTCCACGATGTCATTGAATACCACAGCATCCTCAACAAATTTCTTCGCTTCGTCGCTTGCATCCTTCGATGCCTGAATAACGATCCTGTCCAGATCACCAACGACAAAATCCCCGTAGAAGTCCGACACCCTCGCCGGAATGGGGTTCGCCAAATACACTAGGTCGCTCTCGTTCTTGTATTGCCGTTTGATGAAGTTGTGCAGCCCGAAAACTGAAAACTGCCGTCCTTCGTATAGAGAGGCGTATTTTTTTAGCGTGCTGATTCGTTCAATCTCCACTGCTGTAGGGAAGTCACCTGGGCTTGGTACAAAATGTGGCATAGATTATTCCTTACTTGTATTCGTATCCTTCTGAGACTTTTCCGCCACGGCTGCCGCATGAATATCCGCTTCATCCTGTGCTTTCTGCTCCTTCGCTCGTTCCAAAACTTCGTTCTTAACCTTTGAGTCTTTCCGGTCGTGACGTATGTGCGCACCCTTCGCTCCATTGAGAACCCGACAGGCTACACAGATTGGACGACCCCCTAACATGTATAATCTCCCGCGAGCCTCTTGCGCCTTGATAATCATCTTCGGGCAGAAGCCACATGGTATCGGTTCCGCTTTAGTCATTGTGAACCGCCTCTACGCTCATCATCAGGTCAACAGTCTTCTCGAACGCTTCCTTCATGTCGAGCTCAGTGGACTTCATGGTTTTGATCGGGCTGCCGAATGCGCGTTGCATCTGTGCCTCCTCATAAATTTCCGCCTTATAAACGGCAAGAATCCCCTTAACGATGATAACAATCTCGGGGAGTAATACGTTGTCCAAAATCTTCCCGTAGATTTCTCTACGCTCATCTTCGTCCATATCTATATTTTACCACAGAAGATACGAGACTGCCCTACATCGCATCTGCCTTCACTCCTGCGATTGCCCCCGCGCCCTTCTCGGCGAGTTTCAGAATTAAGTACACAAGCGCATCAACATCGTCATCGTGTTCCTCTATTCCGAAATTCACGAGTCTTTCAATCAAGTCCTCACACCCCGTTTCTGGAAACATAACCGTCCCATCAATGATGAACGGTGAGGCTGACTGAAGCCGAGCGCGTTTGTCTCTTATCGGGCGCACCCCGATAGTCGGTAATCCCTCCCTGGACATAATCTGGATCGCTGCCTTCTGATACGCAACATCCTCGACATAGAATACGTGGCCTTCTGGCATCTTTCTGTTAATCATCTTCGCCTTCGTGATCGTTTTGTGAATGTCCATGCGCTCCACAATCGGATCGGGCAGTATAAAGATGCGAATCCGTTTACTTCCATCTTGCTCGAATGCCCAATTAACTTTGTATCCTGACACCATCGCCGTGAAGTCGGCTGTCTGTTTCTCGCTGATCGCCAAGTCCACTCCGGTAGCTGCATCCAAGACCGTGAACTCCCGTTCGCCTTTGTTGCCGTAATTCGTGAGCAATCCGTTCGGGTACGTGCTGATGTCGCTCTCTTTAATTATTTGGTCTTCCTCGGCAATGATCTTCAGCAAATACTCTCGACTCCACGCCGTCGCGCTTCCGACCTTATCCTTTTCTGCCTGAATCGCCGCTTCGTCGGGATACATGCCCTTCCAGGTGCAGTTGCCATCCTCATCAATCAGGGGGATGCGTCGCGTCCTAAACAATGGCGATCCGTCCTTCTTCTTTTTCTTTTCGAGCCGTGCCGCGAGTGCATCCTTATGCAACAGGTTGATGACGACAACGATGCGGCTTCCGTGCTTCTCCTGCGCCGGAACTACTTCGCCGTCGAACCATGTGGATGTAGCGTCGCGATTCTCTTTCTTCTTCACCCATTTAATATCTTCGGGGTCATCAACGATCACCAGTTGCGGTCGGAATTGTCTGTGTCGCAACCCTCGAACTTTCTGCCCCCGCGAGCGTCCCATAATCAAAACCTTGTTGAGAAGCACAAGCTGTCCCTGTGACCAATTCTGAGACTTTTCAAACATCGTCCCGAAGTCTTTCCGGATCAGTTCATTCTCCTCCAACTCGTATCTGATGTTTCGTATGTTGATCGCCGTCTGCGTGTCCGTATCTCCAACAATGATGATGAACTGGTGAATGTTCCTCAGCGCGCAGTAGAGCGCATATGCGGTCGTCACGATCGTGCTTTTCGCGCTTCCTCTAAATCCAATGTATTGCAGGGCTGCTTCGTCACCATCCAGGTCATCAAACATGTCGTAGTGAAAATCTGCTGGTTCAAGCTGGAAGTAATGCGGGAGGTACAGTAGGCAGAAACCAAGAAACCCACCCTCGTCGAGAATGGATTGCCTCACCATTGGATCGTCTATGTTGAGCTTCTTGAAAGCCTCTATGTCGAAGCGTCGCGCATTACTCATGTGCCTGTCTCTATTGGTTCTCGACAAGGGCAGTCCCAATTACAGAACGGCAACGGTGCAGGTGTGTTGTTCAGAAATGGCTGGCAAGCATCGCATCCCCCCGTACTCTGGCAATTCGCTGGACACCTCATGCGTCAGCTCGTTTCAAAAATGCCTTTATCTTCCGCTTGCTTACCGTGAACAATCGCGGCTTGTCGCCCTTTCGCCCGTACACCACGAACTCTAGACCCGCGCTAGTTTCGTAGTACCACACATCACGGTTGATGTTTATTGGTTTTCCGTTGTTGAGGCTCTTGGTCATGCTTTTTTAGGGAAAACTATCGCCGCTAAGAATCCAAAAGGAAATGCCAACCAGACAGGTAGTCCGACTAAAACAACCGCTACCCCAACCGCCATTATAAATACTGTTCTCATGCGTCGCCGCCTACTTTGCTGAACACTCCCTGAACCGCAGCTTTCACATCATCGGACACGACGTGCTTGTTCACGACTTCACCGGAGTGAGCCATTTCCTGTCGGGTGCTGAACTCGCCCTTTCGCTTCCTTTCCAAATACTTCAAAGCCTTATCGCTATCAGTCGAGACATCTTTCAGGATCGTTCGCCGTGCCAACAATATAGATGCTTCCCGTAACTCCTCAACCCTGTCGGTAAATTCAGGCTCCTTCTTGATAAATTCGTAATACGTGTCCTTGTTAATACCCGCATAAAAGCACGCTTCCTCTACCGTTGCGTCATATGCAAATGCCTCCTCCAATTTCCCGACGACTAACTGTGTCACAACGGTCGGTCTGCCTCTTTTTTTCTTTCCCTCTACTGGCTTATCAATAAGGTAGGGATTCGTCTTTGCAGCCTTCGTCAGTACGTGACTTCCCAGGTTCATCTTCACCGCTTTTACGCTCGGTGCTTTCTTACTCGGCTTCACTGCTTTAACCTCGGTCTTTTTGACCTTCGGTGTTGCCTTCTTTCGCACTCCCTTGCGGAGAGTGACCTTTATTTTCTTTTTTGCTGGCATGAGAGCCTGTGCCTTTCGGCGTTTGCCACGATGGGCATTGATTAAGTTGTCCGTTTGGGTGAATCGTTTTCATCTAATCCTTATAGAACCTCCGGGGTGGAGCGTTAATCTTCACATACACTCGCCGATCCAATTCCTTGAATCCAACAAGGCCGATTATCCTTCGCAATGCTTTGGCAGTCTCTCCCCCTTTGCCGATCGCCGCGCCAACATCATCGGGGTGAACCTCTACATTCAAAACGACGAGATCGCCTTCATCATCCGAGTCTTCAACTGCGGTCACGTCAATGTCTTCGGGGTAATCTAGGAACCCAGTTAGCATCACAACCAAAAGTTCCGAGACTTTGTCCATACAACATCAGTGACTTAAATTCCGACTGCGCCTTTGACGGTACTAGAATATGTTTTGGATAACCTCAGTCAACTGCGCCTCCCTTTCCGCGGCAGTTTCCTGAGCCGCAGGTGGTGGCGCACCGCCTAGGTTCTGCTGGCCCGATATCAGTTGACCAGGTATAAGGGAAAACCTCGCCATTTCTTGCGCAGCTATCGTTGCGGCGATTAGTTTTTCTGGTTCATCTACTGGTGCTTGGTTTACTGGTGGTGGTGAGCCTACTGGCTCTTGAATTTGGGCTATTAGTAAATCTGCGTGGGCTGACATAAAAAAATTGGGTTAAATATATATTCACTTCGACCCATTCATTATACCACAGCCTTAAGAATCAATCTGTCGAGGCTTCCACATGTGATTACCGTAGAACTTTCCGTACACCGAGCATTCGTATTCGTACCCCTTCCGGCTGATGTCTTTTTTATCAGCGCCACATCGGTAGCACGTTTGTCCTTCGATGAATGGTGCTTCAACCATTTTGCCCATAGGTTCTCCGATGGTTTCGCCGCTACTGAACTCTGTTTGCTCTAGGTCGCTGCTGTGTTTCTCACTCATGCGTCTATGGTATTGAATACGATTTCTCGAAGGTTGCGGTGCAGTCTCTTAGAAACAGAGTTTATCTCTATTCTTCCATGAGCATCTATGGCGCTCTTAACTGCTCCTCTTACCATTTTATTGAAATCAACTTTTTCCAAAGCCTCCTTAATGCGTTGGCGTTCTGCTATCGTGACGTTCGCGCAATCGTCCTCGCACTTCTCCATCTGGAAACCCTCTCTCTCCTCCACTATGGCTAGGTACGCATCAACGAAGGTACGATCACTGTCTTTTTCCTTTTCCGATAATGCCGAATAAGGCAGATCAATTTGCTTGCGCCATCGTTTGATATTCTCATCAGTGAGATTGTCCAGCATGTACCATGTCCAATGCGCCCACTGTTCGTGGATTATTGCTGCAAGTCTCTCCTTCAATGATGTTGGGGCGAGGTGGCTGACTTGTGTGCATGAGTCGGGATGGCACTTGTGGTTTGCGATGTTCTGCTTTGTGCATATCGGCATTGCTGGACCATCAACCAATCGGTGACAATCAGGGCATGTATGCACAACAACATTCCCAACGACTGCCGTAGTCCTGTCCTCGTCTGTATGTCCACACCCTTTTTTTGTTTCTTGTTTGCTCATGTCCAATTTATTATTGCATTTGCAGCACGTTTCCATTCCAGGGCTCCCGCATATTTCGGGCGTGGGGCAGGGACACAACTTCTTTTTTTCTTCTTTGCTCATAAGTGTAGTTTATTCTCTACCCTGACTGATGCAATCCTTCGCTTCGCTATCTCAACATATTCAGCCTCTCTTTCAATACCAATATAGTCAAAACCTAACCCTTTAGCCGCCATTGCTGTTGTGCCGGAACCCAAAAATGGATCGAGAACAGTGCCATCTGGAGGAGTCGCCAACTTGATGAGGTATTCCATGAGAGCTATGGGCTTTACTGTTGGGTGGTTGTTTTTCATTACATTGTTACGCTCATTGCCCGACCCTGTTTTGAGCGATTTATCTGCCGTTCCAGCCATACCACCGCCTATCTTGTCGGGCATCCCCTCGCTCTGTTCAAACAAATCAAATCTACCATCCAACCCCTCATTCCTCTCTTTCTTACTGGCTTTGGCGCAATAGAAGAATCGGGAAGCACCGCCTTTGTCGTTGAAAGAATTACCGATAACGCCCTTCATCTTTCCATGCGTCTTTTCATTCCCACCAAACGTATGCCTCTTATGGTGTGGTTCTAAGTCGCCACTCTTTAATTCGCCACTCTGCTCATCCAGCATCCTCCCTGCTTCTTCGTCTAGTATGAGGTTGGCGGGGAAGCGGCCTATGTTTGGGTCAAGCTCTTTCTCTGCACCGCCTCCATACTCGCCATAAGCATTCTTGGTTTTATTCTTAGAGAGCGAGGCTGGTACTTCTCTTGTAGTCCCCACCCTACTAGCATCTATATTCAATCCTCCTGTACCCCATTTAAGTACGTTGGCGGCTACTGTACCCTCACTGAGTGGCTTTCTCGCCACCACAATAGGCTCATGTGCTGGTTTAAGGGCAGTGCCCCACCCATCCCAACCTTCTAGCTTCTTACCTATGTTCAATGACTTTGGGAACCCTGAACCATAAAGCCACATGATCTGATCTCTTATTTCAAAACCAGCGTCTTCGATGCCTGCTGCCATGCGGTGATATGTGCGCGCACCACCGAAGCAGAGTAAATGTCCTCCAGGCTTCAATACTCTGAATACCTCCTTCGCCCACGCCTCAGTCCATTCTTGAAATTTCTGATTAGCCGACAGCGTTCTGTCATATCGACCCGCCTCAAATCCAGCAGAGGCCGTATCGCGAGAATCTGGATTATCGCTTTCTGCCTTTCGACTACTCTTTGTAACCCCTTCCTTCACGGCCGTGGGCTTAAAGTTGTCCCACTCCTTACCCATAAATCCAATACCGTAGGGCGGGTCGGTAATACAAACATCAATGCTGTTATCCTTAAAGGTTTTCATCACCTCTACGCAGTCACCTTGTATTATCTTTTGTTCACTTTTGCTCATTCGGCCTCCCACCATTTAGGCTTCACCATTCGTATAGGATGAAACCCCTTATGGAACAGAATGGCTCCGTAGTCCATGCACACTAGCCTCTTGCCAATAAATCCAAAGTTATCATAGTGCAGGTCGGTGAAGAAATTAGGGATGACCTTCGGATAGGTGTCTCGGCCTCCTATATAAGCACGCTCTTGTATCAGGTACTTTCCCGCCTGCGACAGATCCCGTACCGGAGCGAACCATTTTGCTATTGCAGCCTCATCTTTGATTTCCTCCCAAATCTCATGCTCCATGATGTTCTGCGCCCGACCGTGTGCGCTATCGTGAGCGATCTTTATAACAAGATCATGGTTTGGCTTGTATATAAAAACCTTCCGGTGGATACCTTCACCAAGAAACCGACCGCGAAACATTCGTTCTAGTTCGTCATTCATAACTCCCTCGGATAAAAAATGTCATCTAGGTAATCTTCCCTCAATTTCATCCCTCCCAGTTCATTCGGTTTCGGTGGCTTCATCGTTACATCCATCCTCGGACTCCACGCCGGATCGGATTGCTGCATTTCCTTCACTGCATCCCGAATAATGCCTGGGGCGTATGTGTGTCGCCCGTGCGCGTATCGTGCTGCCATCCATAGCAAATCTTCGATTGTTTTTTGGCTGACTCTCATATTGTCCATTCCCTCTTTCGGGGCGTTACTACTTGGGGTCTGGTATATTTCTTCCACAATACGAAATGCGGTGCGGCTTTAATCTCCCCAAGTGCCTTCGCTATAATTTCGCTCTTTCCGGTTTTGACGATGTGGAGTTTCACCGCAGCCATTGTCGGCCATCCGTGGCTCGTTTCCCAACTAAACCATCGCTTGCAAATCGGGCATTGAAATTCTGTTGTCACCCATACTTTTTTCCCCGACCACGGGAATTTCTTCCTTCGCGTTCGCTCTTTGAAAAACTTACCGTTCATTTTTTGGGTGGATACATCTTACAGAAAGCATCTGTGAAGCGTTTGAGCGTCATGGACTTCATTTCTGCTGCGTGGAGCATCAGGATGAGCTCGTTGTTCCTCTGCTCAATGGCCTCTCTCTTTACGTTCCGAATAATCCCTTCGATAAACAACCGGACTGTCATAGGTGTCGTGAGCCACGATGCGCTGCCCTTCGATTGTCCTTGATGAAATGCCTTGAACTGTTCGGGCCACCAAGTGTGGACGGATTTTTCTTCACTCATTCGATTTCTTTAATTGCTGACATAATTTGATATGCGACCTGCGGCACTATGGCGTTGCCAAGCCCTTTGAGGCGTTCCATTCGATGTCTTGGTTTGGTAAGTTGATATCCGTCCAGCCTGGCGGGTAGCCCATCATCCACTCGACAAAGTTCGGCTGCAACTTCAGCCCAGTTTGCATCCCAGTCGTAGCTGACAAATTCCCTTTCTTGACCCACTTTTCGCCCTTCGAGTCTTGCCCCCCCGACCTCGGCGTTGGAAGCATCCCCTTTGCTACGAGCGTCCCTAGTGTCCTCCCGCTTTGGCTCGGTGCTTGCGGATCGTACTCCCTGGCTGCGCCTCTCGCCCCTTCGTTTGCGTCCGGTGTTGGGAGCATCCCCACCTGAGCCGACAAAGCCGTTCCGCCTTGTTGATACTTTCCCTTTCTTCCCGTGTCGCTCGATACTGGCGTCGTAAGCATCCCCACTTGGCTTGCTAGGTTCGGCTGTTTCTTTGTTCTGCTTCCGTTCCAATCCCAACCCTCCGACGGATTCGTTCGTGGTGTTTGCAGCATCGCCACTCTCGCTGATAGGTGTGGGGTTCCGTTTCTGTCCCTTGCGTTCGGGCCTCCGTGTTCCGCTTCGCTTGCTTGTATTGTGGGCAACAATCCAAATTCTATCCCTTCTGTGTGGGGCATTGATTGCACTAGCTGGAACCATAACCGATGCAGTTTCGTACCCCGCATTTTCCAAGTCAGATAGCACTTCGTCGAATACCATGCCGTCGTTCCAAGTAGTGAAGCCAGAAACATTCTCCCCCACAACCCATGTTGGTTGAACCTCTTTGATAATTCTAAGCATCTCCGGCCAGAGGTGGCGGTCATCTTCCGTGCCTTCTCGCTTCCCTGCTGCACTGAAAGGTTGGCAGGGGAATCCTCCGGTGATAAGGTCTGCTGAACTTCGTTTTCCTTTGTAGGTTTTGATGTCGCCATGAATAGGTACGTTAGGGAATCGTAATTTTAACAATGCTTGGCAGTATGAGTCATTATCTACAAATCCTACGGTTTCATAATCGTCACCCCAAACCCAACCTGCCGCGAGCGTGAAACCACCAATTCCACTGAATAAATCAAGGTGTTTCACTTAATTTTCATTCCTTAAAATCTACTGGCTTCTCTATGATGAACAATGGCGTACTGTGCCGGAGCACCAAGAACCTTTCGCCCTTCGCAACGCGCTTGATGATTTTGGGCATACTGTCTCTAAGTTCTCTCGTTCCAATAATTGTGAGTTTCCCTTTTGCCATACACAGTTTTTACTTCTTTCTCTATTGCCGATTTGGTACACCTCTGGTTCCCAAGCCGATCAACGGATTATGGATTCTCAAATACGTTCCCCGTAATAACAAACTCGTCTGGAACTGCGTGGTAATTCTCAACGTCATCTTGTTTAATTTTCCATCCACCGAATGCCCACACGATAGTCCAATTGCTGTAACCCTTCGCGCTCACTCTATCTTTGTCGTAAGCCTCCACGTCGTTACTGTCTTTGAGTCCAGTGAATTGCATGATCTTCATATCATCAAGGTAAATTCCATCAGGAATAAAATAGTCTTCGTCAAAAGCATCAAATGAAAACGGTTTTGTCATATATCCCTTGAAGGTAGTTTCCCCATCAAACTTCTTCTCTTTTTTCTCTGCCCACGCCCTAAATTTTATTTCTCTATCTTGCATTCGCCGTACCGTTTAAGTGTTTAACTGCTTCACTCTATATGCTTTTGATGCGCCTGTAAAGCGTCTTTCTCCTTGTCTTTCTTGACTTTTTCAGCCAATCGGTTCGCTCGCGCTTCACGCCGGCGTGCCTTTTTCATTGCCTTTCTTTTGCTCATAATCCCGCCTTAATAAGATCCAGATGACTGCGAGCTAGGATGTAAATGCTTCCCGCAGCCTCGCACTCCGCTTGAAACTTCTTTTGCCTTTCAGATTGAACGCCCTTTTCCGATTTCGCCTCGATGTAGTACGGTGTTCCTTTGAATACTAGCGTGAAGTCTGCGACCCCGTACTTACTGAACTTCGGCATTCGGCGCATGACCTTCTTCGCCGTATCGTATACTGCGTTATTGTGTGATCGGTAAAAAAAATGCCGCTTCAGCGTAAGATATTCGCCTATCTCATCAATAACATCTGATTCTGGCGTACTCATAAATCGTAAACGTGACCGTACACTTTCAAGAACTCAGCATCCCGATCGTCAAATTCGTAATCCATTTCCTGTAAGGCTCGCATGGTCTTTGCCAAAAGCATCGCCAACTGATCGCCCTTATGCAGCCACCCGTCGCGCCCAATGTGGCAAGACTCATCCCCAATGTCTCGCCCGTAATTGTGGAGCGGCGCACTATTTAGGACACTTCTGTTGTGATCGCCTTTCTTATAATAGCGAACTGTCGGACTGATGATGTGGTGCAGCACGTTCCATCCGTTGCGCGTACAGACGTGACATGAGTGCCACCCCTGCCATGCCTCACGCACCTTCAATGGAAATCTATTCTTCAGACCAGCCATCTTTGAATAATCTACGGCTCAAAGCTCTTTGAAAAGCGATTGTTCTGTGCGCCAACCCAGTATCATTATGCCCGATATGGAACTTTCTACAAAACTGACATTTGTATTCCGTCAATTTATCTTTAAGACGCTTAGACTCACTGCGAGCCATTTGCCGTGCAATGCGTTTGTTTTCGTACACCTTCTTATCGACGCAATGTTTACGCCTGTATTCTTCCGGTGAGAGTTTCTTACCCATTGCTATGCGTTCTACTGGACTGGAATCGCTCGTTTTCTTTAACCTTGATTGCCGACTGAGTGCATGAGAGCATCCGGTCGCACGCCGTCGTGATGTTCTCCCACATGTTCTTTTCTGCTTCCTTCTCGTTGACGAATTCTCGGAGTGTTGCGACATCCGCGCTCACTTGTGACCTCGCCTTCGTAACTTTGTAATCATCGTCCAGGTACTTCAGCATCAACTCCTTTTCGGTTTCACTCAACTTCTGCTCGAAAACATCGCGCTCAGATCGCGCACGCGCCGACTTCTGCCCTAAATATGAATATGCCCCCGCCAAGCGGCCCGCGATGCGTAGAAGGGTGTCTGGTGTCTGCTTATCGAGCGGCATAGCGAATAGGTTGCTTCCGATCTTCAAGACCGCGTCAACAACCTCATCTTCCTTACGAAATTCCTCTATGTCCGGAACTCGTTTCAATGCGGCTTCGGCTTTCGCTTTGAACATTGCGACTGCGCCGCCCATGTCTGCTGTGTCATTCATAAATCTTGGGGTATCAGAATCCTTATTGTTTCGTTTCCATTTTTAGCGAGCATAATTCGCTGCCATATCTCTGAACCATCATCGTGATTGATGATTCGCTCCTGCGCAGTA